CCTGATATTCCAGTTCGACAACATATCTAGAAACCTTGGGTGCTACGAGTCAAACTCGGTCATCCAATGGCAAGGCATTACATACTTTCTGTCTGACGACGGGTTCTACGCCTGCGACGGGCAACAGGTCATCAACATAGGCGCGGAAAAGGTAAACCGTTACTTTTTTACAACACTCAGAGAATCCGAGATGGAAAGCATGAGTGTGGCGGTAGACCCAAGCAAGAACTTGGTGATGTGGGGATACCCGTGTACAGACCTGACCTACCGTATTCTCATGTACCACGTTCCCACTAAGCGGTGGGCTTACGCGGACTCAAATGTAAACAGAGTCGCCTCTAGTTCTACCCCGTCGGTCACGTTAGAGGGGCTAGACAGCTTCTCTGCCTCGATTGATGCCCTGCAAACGCCCTTAGATGCCCGTCTGTGGCTTGGCGGTAAGTTGCAGTTGGCTGGGGTAACCGGAGCCAAGATAGTTACCTTTAGCGGCCCTCCAAAGACCGCGCTGATAGACACGGCAGACATCTCGGCAGACCAGAATCAGTCCATGATTACCCTTGTAAAGCCGTTGGTTGACGGCGGCTCTGGGTCGGTGGCGGTGGAGTCGCGGTTGCAGTTAGACGCAAACGTGTCGTTTCCTTCGGTGACTGCGGCAAACAGCGAGAATCGTGTGGGCACTCGTTCCTACGGGCGTTACCACAGGGTCAGGCTTGAGCCTTCTGGCAATAACTGGTCATCTGCCATCGGGGTGGATGTAGAGATTCAGCAAGCGGGTACTAGGTAATGTTCAGAGTTCTACCCTACCAAGGTGGCAACCCTCGGCAGATTTCCGAAGTGGTCAACAACCTGATGAACGGCAAGTCCAACAACACGGGGACTATCACGCTGGCTACGGGCAACGCTACGACCACGACCCTAGTAGACGAGCGTATTTCTGTAGATACAAAAATTGTCCTGATTCCGTTCTCGGACGCGGCAGAGGCTGACTCTGCGCCCTACGGTGCGTTTCAGGACACGACTGACCAGACGGCCACGACGACCACCAACGAGTACATTATTTCTTACGACACCACCGACTACTCTAACGGGGTTTCGGTAGAGAGTACCAACAAGGTTCGGGTCAAGTCTTACGGGATATATAACATTGCGTTCAGTATCCAGTTTGCCAACTCGGATGTCTCAATTCAAGACGTAGATATATGGTTCAAGAAGGGTAGCGGAGGCGGTGCAGCGTCTAATGTTGCTGGTAGTAACAGCAAGTTTTCTGTGCCTAACAGCCACGGTGGGACTGACGGGCATTTAATTGCCGCGCTTAATTTCTTTATAGAACTTCAAGCAGATGACTATGTGCAACTGGCGTGGGCATCTACGGACTCAGACTGCAAGATTGAACACTTAGCCGCGCAAACCAGCCCTACTAGACCCGCAACTCCGTCGGTAATTCTCACGGTTAACTATGTAGCACCAGCAACGTACTCGAACATTTACGTTTCTGCACAACAAGCAGGACAGGCAACGATAAGTCACTTTGCCAATACCACGGCAGACAAGACTTATGCTTACATTTTGGTTGGATAATCTTTATAATAGGTGATATATGGCAACTTTTGGAAATATTAGACCGCTATTTGCAAACGCCATGCTTGGCAACCCAACAGGGTTTGACCCCGCAAATCCAACTGGAACCGGATTGCAAGCTGGGGCCACAAGGTATCAGCCGCTTGGCCCAAATGAGGAAATAGGGCCAGATGGGGCAATTATGATGAGGCTTCCAGACGGAAGGTTAATTCGTCCAGATGCGCCTTACTCAGGTACTGGAAGTGCGTCTAATGACTATGGCCTTCCTGCACTACGCGGAACAGGCGGTGGAGAGTCTCGTATAGACCCACGCCTACAACCATATTTAGAGTTGGGTCTTAGGGGTGCGGAGCAACTTTTCTTTGGGCAAAGACCTCAACTCTACCCAGGGCAGATGTACGTCTCGCCTTCCGCGCAGACGCAACAAGCACTTGCCCAACAAGAGGCATTGGCTACCGGCGCACAACCGACACTACAGGCCGCACAGCAAGCCTACCAAGCGTCTTTAGGACAGATTGGGCAGACCGCCGCAGGTGGTTTCCTGCAAGGCAGCCCCTATCAGCAGGCAATGTTGGCCTCCGCTACCCGCCCCATTACCCAACAGTTTGGCGAACAGGTTATTCCGGGCATTGCAAGCCTCTATTCCCGCGCAGGACGCTATGGGTCAGGCGCGATGGAACGTGCCCTTGGCGGGGCTACGGAAGCCTACGGAAGGGCTTTAGGCGACGTTTCTGCCAACATCGTTGGTCAGGACTACGCTAGGGAACGCCAGTTGCAACAGCAGGCTCAGTTAGGTCAGGCGGCACTAGCCCAATCAGCACCTTCGTTCTTTCAGATGGGATTCCTGCCTTCTCAGGCTTTGGCACAAGTTGGCGCGGCCCGCGAACAGATTGCGGCACAGCCCCTGCAAGAGCAGATTCAGAGATACCAGTATGCACAGCAGCTTCCGTACCAGCAACTGCAAGGGTTCTTGTCCTCTATCTACGGAACCCCGATGGGACAGTCCGCTATACCGCAGGCGCAGACAAACCGCACAGCACAAAACTTAGGAATAGCTGCCACTATTGGCGGGTTAATCCCAGAGGCGACCCGTAAAAGCGCATTTGATTACATTGGAAGCCTAATTCCGTAAAAAATTACAAGCGGACAAACAACCTATGGCTATAAGTTCCATAAAAAACGTACTTAGGGCTAGAAAACGCCCTGAGACACCAGAAGCGGCTCCCAAGGCAGTTACGTCTGCTTATGTTGACCCAGCCCAAGTCTATGGCGACAAGGGCCAGAACTTTGACGCAAAGGTTCTATCTGGGACTAAGTTTGGCGACCTAGTATTAGACGGCTCTGAGTTTGTTATTGACGGAAAACAAATTGCCCTAACAAACGACGAGGCACAAGAACTTGCGAGTCAAGGGAAGTATGATTTGCCTTACAAAGCAACCAATCTTAGTCTAAACATCAACGGGCAAAACTACACGTTTCACCCCAAAAATGTACTTGAAAAAGGTTTCGTAGCAGACGGAAAGCAGTTTTATAACGCAAGCGTTCTCAAAAACCTTGACCAAATTTATGAACAAGGCCAAGCGGTAAACCTTAAAGATGTTGGCTGGTACGACGATTTTCTAAAGAAGAACGACCTTTCAACAGAGGGGATTCTTCTGCCTGCCGGTGAACTTAATTTTATGGTTGGCGGCGGTGGCGGATACAAAGTTCAGAAAATTGGAAACCCAACCTCAGACGGCAGGGTATTACTTAACGAAATAACTGGAATCGGCAAGGTCGGTGATCAGTACGTTTACACAACAGATGTCACAAAGGTAGACGCAACAGATGCTTCTGGTTACTACGACCAATCTGGGATGGGTCAGGCACAATGGACAAAAGAAAAAGGCGGTCTACTAGGTAGTGCTTCTAGGGCTATCGCAAATGTTCCTTTCCTGCCAGAAATTGCTGGCGCAGTTACTCAAAACCCCTATGTCTACGCAACTTTTAAAGGACTTCAGGGTGGTGCTACCGGTCAAGACCCACTAAAAGTCGGACTAAAAGCCGGTGCAACTATCCTAGCCGCCGATTTAGCCTCTGGTCTTCTAAAAGGTACGCCAGCAGGCGCAGAGGGCGGTTTTCCCGCAGACTACAATGTCGAACCTTATGGCCCAGGCGGTATAACTCCAGATACTGTGCTTCCACCATTGCCGCCGGTAACGCCGCCAACAGTACCTAGCGCATTTGACGCAGCAATAGATACGGCTATTTCTGGTCGTGTTGGTGAGGGCGCATTTGGGCAGGTTGGAACTGGTGGATTTGGTACAGCTATTCCAAGTGCAGAAAGTGTCGCAACCAATTTAAGGAACGCCGGTTTTTCTGCCGGAACGGCCGATGCCCTTGCTGGAGTAAACCTAGCTGGTGTTGGTGCTGCAACAACGGCAGGATTACCAATTAGCTTGTCAGACGCAGTTCGCGGACTAAGGACAGCAAGCGGTATCAATAACCTGATAAACCCACCAAGCGCAGGCGGCGGTGATGGTGGTGTTGACCAAGGCGGCGGACAACCAACAATGACCGGAGTTGATTATTCTGGCCTATACAACTTGCTTGCACAACGTGCATCCGGTGGTGGATTACTCGGAACCCAGTATCAACCGCAACCTCTTAACCTTGCTAGTCTTTTAGGATAACGATATGGAAGACGATATTCTCAGTTTACTCGACCCCACAGGTGGGTTACGCCAACGGGCAGAAGGACAAGCCCGCAGCCAAGGACTACTAAACCTAGGCTTTGCGCTACTACAAGCCTCGCGTGGGCAACCTGGGCAGGGCAAACCTAGCCTAGGACAGGTTATCGGACAGGCTGGCCCAGTAGGATTACAGGCTTACCAGCAGACGTTCGACAAGACCCTAGCGGATGCGCTGAGGGGATTGCAGATAAAACAGGCAATTTCACAAGCTGACCAACCAAAATACATGACACTTAAAACGCCTGGTGGCGGCGAGCAGTTAATTCAAGTTCCTAGGGTTGGTACACCAACCCCAGTTCAAATTCCTGGATTAAACGTAAGTGCCCCAATAGATTTTGACGCGCCAACCAAGGCGTTTATTGACCTAAAGTTTGGAAAACCATACGAGCAATTAACTCAAGACCAAAAATCAGAGGTACTTAAATTTAACAATGCGCCAAACGATGAAAAAATAACTTCATTAAAAGTTGAGGCAGGAAAGTTCAAATTTGAGTCTGGTAAAGAAGTGCCAGTCCCCCGTGGCCGTAGCGAGTTTTTAGTTTCACCACCACAAGTTGAGCCACAAGTTTCCCAACCGGCCGCCGCACCAACAACGGTAACACCAATTCCGGCAGAAGCAAGACCAACAAGCGCAGAGGTTTCAGATGCCTCAAAAGTGCGCGTTCCAATGACGCTTGTATCTCGCACGATGACGGATAAGGATGTCCCGCTTATTTCTGACCCAAGGATTCCTCCAAAGCAACAGGCCGTTCTTATAGAGGCAAGACCGCAAACACAGTCATCAGTTGAATATGTGGTTAATACCAACCGCGCTATGCAAAACCTTATCTCAGAAATCCTTGCAAGCCCGGGGTTAAAAGATGCGTTTGGGTTTGGCGGCGAAACTCTATCAAAAATTCCTGGCTCTCCTGCCGCAGATGCGCGGGCAAAGTTAGAAAGACTAGGCGGCAATTTGTTTATCGAGGCTATTACCGCGTTGCGTAATGCTTCTAAAACTGGCGCGGGTGTCGGTAACGCTACCGAAAAAGAGGGCGACAAGTTAGAGCGTTCTCGCGCAAACTTACAACAGTTCCAAAGCGCGGATGCGGCACGAACAGAGTTGGAGAGGTTGTTGAAATCTCTTAAAGAAACAGAGACCAACGTCCTAAACGCTTACGAAAGAACTTACGGCAAGGGTTCGTTTAGTTTCTCGCCATTAGAGACCCCAGCAGCCAATAGACCACCACTAGGTAATATCTTTGGAGCGCCACAAAAATGACACCAGAGTTTAGAGACCAAGTAAACACGGCTCGTCGCGCTGGGTATTCTGATACAGACATTGTCCAATTCTTAGGTCAACAAGACCCGCGATTTGGGCAAGCCATAGAGTCTGGTTACAAGCCATCAGAGATACTAAACTTTGTTGCGCCGCCACCAACGACTGGCGAAGTAACTAGTCGAATGGCTGGTGTTGTTGGACGCGGTGCTGCCCCTATGGCACTAGGAACAACGGCTGGCGCAACCATAGGCGCATTTGGCGGCCCAGTTGGTGCTGGTCTTGGTGCGGTTGTCGGAGGGTTGTCTGTTCCGGCGGCGGACGCACTTGTGACGGCCTACAACCAATTGTTTCCAGATAGCAAAGTAACGATGCCGTCAGAGGCACTTAGAACCGTTCTCACAAGGTTTGGTGCTGGCGGCGTAGAGCCAGAGACACGCGGTGAACGCATGGCCGCTGGTGCGGCAGAAGCATTGACTGGTGCTGCCGGTGGTGTAGCTGGTGGGCTAGTTGCAAGACAAGCCGCCGCGCCATCTGTCGCCGCAATTGGAACAGAGGTGTCTCGCGCACCGCTAACACAGCTTATCACTTCAGCACCTATTGCCGCAGGAACGCAGTTTGTCGGAGAGGCAACAGGCAACCCATTGCTTGCGCTTGCGGCTGGTACGGGTGCTGGTGCGGCATCAGGGGTTCGTCCGCGTATTCGTGGGGAAGGCCCGAGCCGCGCAGATATTCAGACTCAAATTGCAGAAAAGTATAATGTTCTAAATGCTTCTGGAATAAAAATTGACGACACAGGGTTTAGGGAAACAGTTAAAACTGACCTTCTAAAAGATTTACGCAAAGAAGGTTATTCGCCAACAAATCCAAAGTTGCAGGGCATTACAAGTCTTATTGGGGATTTGACAAGCAATACACAGCCAAAAGACATTGTTGAGTTACAAGCAATTCGCAAACAAATTACAGCGTCTGCAAGCCCAAATGAACCAGAAGCCTACCGAATGATGAAGATTGTTCGAGACAGGTTTGACCAATATGTAGAAAATGTACCGAACTCTCAGATAATTGCCGGTACGGTCACAATGGATAAAAAAGCATTAAATGCTTGGAGTCAGGCTAGAGAGTTATTTCAAAAAGACCGCAA